GGTAAATATATTGATACAAAAGGATTCTTAAGTTGGAACAATAGACTTCAAGATAATTATTATTATCAAGAATTCTCATATGTTATTCGCGTATCAGAACTTGTAGACAAATATAGAAATATTATAAAATCACTTGTTCATCCTTCTGGCACAAAGATGTTTGGTGACTATAAGATTGGCGTTTCTATAGCAACACCAATTTCATTTATTGAAGCATCATCAAATCTTGATTCAGTAAGAGTAGATGAATCTGTAACGGCAACTGATGTTATTGTTGGTAGATCAATTATTCCAACATCAATATCGGAGTCTATAACAACAACTGATACTGTTGTTGGAACATATAATTCAGTTAATCTAACATCTGGAACTGAATCTGTAACGGCAACAGATTCAATAGTCGGCAATCAAACAATTCCAGCGGCAACACTTGATGGAACTGGATATATAGATTCTTATGCAAGTTCTACTATAGTGCCGTATGAAACAACAACAATACAAGACCTTATTAATGTTAGTTTGACGCTAGATGATTCTATTGGAGCGACTAAAACTTAGTCGTATAAATACACAATAATTCCATAAATTCAAAAGATAGGAGTTTAAATCAAAATGTCTGTAGAAAAAATTAATGCGACAGCGGCAGTTACTACTACAGTGACAAGAGGAGCTGGATCTCAGGAATCAGTCGATCTTCATGGTACATATCATGCCGTTTGCTATGACAAAGAAGGAAAAGTGAAGTGGACTGAAGATTTTCCAAATACAGTGACTACTGCTGGTAAGAATGCGCTTCTAAACGCTTATCTAGGCACGGCTGCTGTTGGAGTTGGTACTACTACATGGTATATGGGACTAATTGCTGCTAATGGATATTCAGCAATTGCCGCAGGTGATACTATGTCCTCACATACAGGATGGAAAGAATCTGGTGAAAATAATGCTGCTGCGCCTGGATATAGTCAGACAACTCGCAGACAGGTTACATTTGCTGCCGCAAGTGCTGGTACAAAAGCAACAGCAAACGCGGTAGTATTCTCAATGAATTCTGCTGGCACTGTAAAGGGAGCATTTATTGCTAACAACAGCACAAAAGCGGGCACAACTGGTGTTCTTTATTCTGCTGGCCTATTTACAGTCGGTGATAAAGTAGTAACAAGCGGCGATACTCTTAACATCACTTATACAGCATCAGCCTAATTAGTGAAATAGTCCTGTGCCTGGTATTATAACAAGCCATCTTAGAACGCATAATGCGATTCAATTTTATGAATCGTTTTCTGAGGCTGCTCCGACTAGATATTTTTATTATATTGCTAAACCTGATCCGTATGCAAACACGTTTCAGTTAACGGGCACTGTTAAATTATCAACAGGATCTAATACCGTCACAGGACAAGGAACTTTATTTACTACAGAACTTGAAGTTGGTGATATTGTTGGTGTTACAGGACAAGCTAATACTCTAAGAGTTCATTCTATTACAAACGCACAGACATTTGTATCGGTATTTAAACCAACAAGCAATGAAGTTGTTGGGGCAAATGCTTATTTGAGAACTCTTGTAAGTGATTTTAGTCCACCACAGCCAGTTGATTCTTATCAACAAATATATTTTGAAAGCTGGCGAAATATGGTGGCTCTTAAGAAAATTCAACAGTCGGATGTGTCGCACTGTATTCCAAGATACGATTGGGCAAATAATACTTTTTATTATGCTTATGATAATCTAGATCCTTTACAATCAGTTTCTCTTCCAATTGATACTGTTTTTCTAACAATAAATGACAGCAATACAAATCATTTAAAAACTTATACTATTACTGATGCTGGTAATGTTTACAAATGTATTGATAATAACAGAGGAGCTAATAGTACAGTAAAACCAACAGGAACATCAACAAGTATTATTTCTACTGCTGATGGATATCGTTGGAAGTATTTGTATACTGTTACTTTGGCCGAAGCATTGAAGTTTCAAACACAATCATTTATTCCAGTAAAAACATTAACAGCAAACGATGGTTCTGCACAATGGAATGTACAACAAGCCGCAGCAAACGGCGCTATTAATAAAATTGCTGTTATTGCAAATGGATCTGGATATCTATCAACACAAAATGTGTTTGCTGTAGTTACTAATTCTACATCAATGATTCTCGGTGATAATGCTATAGCAATTGATGGTGTATATAATTATTCTGGATTGTTTATTGATAGCGGAGTAGGATCAGGTCAAATCAGAAAAATTCTAAAGTATGATGGACTAACTCGTCGTGTAACCGTAAATAACGCATTCACAGTTATTCCTAATATATCATCAACATATATCATATCTCCCACTGTAATAATTAACGGCGACTCTGGAACAACTCCAGTATCAAGAGCAACGGCATACGTTTCAAATTGTCATCTTGGACAAGTTCGTAAAATTACCATGATAAATAATGGTAGATCGTATTCATATGCTAATGCTCATATTATAGCGAATTCTAGTTATGGTACTGGTGCAACTGCTAGAGTTATTATTTCTCCGCAAGGAGGACATGGATCAGATCCAGTTGACGAATTACACGGTAAACAAATTATTATAAATGTAAGAGTTTCTGGTGGTGAAGGAAATAGTTTTCCAACAAATAATGATTTTAGAACAATTGGACTGATTAGAGATCCGCTTCTTGCTAATGGAACAGCAGCAAATGCTTCTGTTATTGATCAGTCAACAAGAATAAATGTAAGTCTTGTAAGCGGTGACTTTATTGCTGACGAAATTGTAACGGGAACTACAACTGGTGCAAAAGCGAGAGTTGTATATTTTGCTAATAGTAATGCGTCAAGAACACAAGGCACACTAAAAGTTATTAAAGTTATTCCTAATGGAATTGGTGTAGGATTTAGAGTAGGCGAAACATTATCTGGACTAACATCAACAGTAACAGCAAACGTTCAATCTGTTACTAAACCAGCATTAAGACCATATACAGGACTTGTAATGTATACTGAAAATAGAGCACCAATAACAAGAGCGGCAGATCAAACTGAAGACGTTAAATTCGTCATAACATTCTAGGAAGAAAAATGGCAGGCTTTACAACTGATTCTAATACTTACACATATCCTTCAGTTACTCTATCAACAAATTTTAACGTTGAGCCATATTATGATGACTTTGACGAAACAAAGAACTATCATAGACTTCTTTTTAGACCAGGGCTTGCTGTTCAAGCTCGTGAACTTACGCAGATGCAGACTATTCTGCAAAATCAAATTGATAGATTTGCCGAACATATCTTTCAAGAAGGCGCTACAGTAAAAGGATTTAAATCAAATCTTGATGTATTCTATTATTATGTCCGCATTAGAGATAAGAATAATGCTGGAGTATCTGTTAATGCTGCCGCATTTTTAAATAAGACTTTAAAGGGCGGAACTTCAGGAGTTCGTGCGCTTGTCATTAATACAAATGATGGATCAGAAGCAAATACTCCACATACAAAAACATTATTCGTAAAATATACTGCGTCTAATACTTCAACAGGAAGAAAAGCATTTACAAATAATGAAATTCTTACCTCTACTGATGGTTCAGGATTAAATTGTAACACAATAGTTGGTACATTAAGTGTTCCTGCTGAAGGATTAGGCCTTGCGATTTATTTTGATCTTTTCCGTAAATTACACCAGAATC